CATCCCATACTTTAGCCCCATATTTAGGAAATGCAAAAGATACAAACATTGTGCTCTTAGGATTATATATTAAGGCCTTAACTCCATAACCCATGTCTTTAAGTAGGAATTCATACTGAAATGTCCAGTGTTTATAAGAGTATGCCATTTCCATAAAAACACTAGACATGAGCATGGAGAATTTTAACAAGTCTGTTTTCATGATATGATTCCATAGATCCAAAGATTTAGAGTCACCCTCAGGACAGCATATTTTCTTAGATTCTTCCACTATCTTGTGAAGTGCATCATCCAGAAAGGGATTCTTATCTCCCTCAACATAAAGAAGATCGTGTTTTGTAAAATTATCTATATCCTCTGTGTTCACAAGAGGATGGAAACTTAATTTGGATCTCTGCCTATGTTTTTCAACTTCTTCGTCTTTTTTAAATGCTTTCCCTCCAACTCCACTAAGAGCTAAATGAGCCTTATCATCCTGTGTTAAATCTAATCTTGTTAACATTTGCCTCTTAGTAAGATGCTTAATATCTGGTTCTTTGTCATTTAAAATCTCTTCTAATGGAAACTCCTTGACTTTAGGTTTAACCTTTTGTAATGCTTCACACCAGGCATTTTTTAATGAATCATTACCTTGTAAGCATCCATCTATGTATCCAGGATCGGGACCAGGCAGAATTAACGGCACATTACTTATGCGTTTCATATCACTCCTAGTATTATCAGATGTGAACTTAGATAAGTACTCTTCTAAATTATTCTTAGATGCATTATGTACATTTTTTGTTCCTTCGTATTCTTTTAGCAATATTCTGGCTGCTGATACTGCTTCTGAATTAGTTAAAGAAGTTGAGCATTCTTCAATCTCAGATTTTACATATTTATACTTATCATCTAATTCAGGACATTTAGGCATAACTGAAAACATAGCTTTGGATAATCTTTCCAGTTCGTTATACTCATCATCTGTCACATCTTCACCCAATACCTCAATTAATTTCTG